GGAAGGGTGCGGCCAGCCCTGGTGGATCTCGCTGACTGAGAACAGTCTGACAGCTCGCAAAGACGGCACCAAATGAAATACACAACCATACATACACAACGTTACATGCGCGCCCAGGGCACCAATGTCTACTGTTTATCACTTTCACCAGATGCCCATAGTCAACACAGCAACATTCACAGCGCAGTATCACGTAGTCATACGAGTCGCGGTGACAGCTCGCGGTGACGTGCTCTGGTCAAGCGCTAGCACTTTCCTGGTATCCCTGCAGCCCAGGCCCAACAACGCCCTAGAGGAGCAGCTTGACGACCAGCTGAACGACCTCAACTGCTCTTTCAGTGATCAATCGTGATGGCATCCACCGCAGTTTGGGCGGCCCGCTGTGCCAGGCCTCTGGCCAGGCCAGCTATGGGCATTTTAGGCAAGGTCGCGGTCGCATGGGGCGCCGGTAAGGTGATTAGGGCCATATGGAGCATCCCACAGGTCCGGATATCCCGCAACACCACCGAACTCGCAGCTGGGCTGGAGCACCCCCCTGATGAACGCGTCGACTTAGTCCTCTCCGAGCTGGAGGGGCAGGACGGCGCCGACCTCGGGCGGGCACTAGCCCGCGAGTGTTACTCCGGCAACCCCACTCCTGGCCGTCGTAGGGCCAGGATGTCCGCTTTTTACCGCCACTGGGTAGCGGTCGTGCGTTTGGAATTTCCATTGCGTATGAACCGCGCATCCGACCGGGGAGCCATGTCGAAGTGGCTCCACGGCCAGATGAAGGCCACGGGCATGCGAGCTAGCCACATGGCTGACGCGGTGCCCAAGGTGGTCCGGCTGGCGATGAACCCCAGCAGGGCGGAGCAGGAGGCTGAGCAAATGGCCGATGAGGCCATGCTGCGCACCTCCGGCGCCGCCCTGTGGCGGCGGGTGGCGAGGTGGCCACTCAGGCTGGTGGGGTTGGGCCCTCGGGAGCCCAGAGAAATCCCCCCTGGTTTCGGCTAGGGGTGCCTAGTGTTAGCACCTGCGACAGAGGGGACCAGCAATTGGAGGACCCTATTGGCGGACATGCCGCAGGTGAGTGTCACTACCACTGGGTACAAAAACAAAACATCTCGCACTATTGTCACTCTGAGTGACTTGCCGTCCCGCGGCCCCATGACAGTCCACGACAACGACGTGGGCAACGTGGTGCAATCGGTGCACGCGCGCGTACTCGGTAGCGTCATTGACGGCGAGTGGCAGCACACGTTGCTGCCCCAGCCTGAGGCGTTCTCGGGCGCACTGCAGGTCTTCAGGCGACGCGTGGTTCGCAACATGCCAGCCCACTCACTCCCCTTCACCACTGAGCAATTCGTGGGACAGTATGGGGGTCAGAAAGCGAGGCGGTATGCGGCGGCCGCGCAGAGCCTGGAGTCGAAGCCAGTGGTTAGGGCAGATTCCTATCCCAGCGTGTTCCTTAAAGCGGAGAAGTGGAGCGAGCTCAAGGCCGGGCGTCTCATTAGCGCCAGGCACCCAAGGTACAACCTGGAGGTGGGGAAGTACATCTGCCCCATTGAGCATGGATTGTACAAGGCGGTCGATGGGGTTTACGGTTCGCCCACAATTATGAAGGGCTATACACCGGAGCGCAGGGCTTTCATCGTGAATGAGCACTTTGATTCCTTCGGGGACACAGTCGCCATTGGGCAGGATTTCAAGAAGTTCGACCAGCACATATCGCGCGAGGCACTCCAGTACGAGCACGGGTTTTACCTGGGCTGTTACGGGGGCGACTCCACCTTGCAGCAGCTGCTGGGCTGGCAACTTGAGACGACCTGCTACGCCAACGTGCGTGATGGGAAGGTGAAGTATCAGGTCACGGGGGGGCGCATGTCTGGGGACATGAACACGGCCCTCGGCAACTGCCTCATATCCGCAGCTCTCCTCTGGGCTTACGCCAAGGAGCAGGGCATACGTATCAAGGCGGTGGTCGATGGAGACGATTCGGTGGCGTTCATGGAGCGCGCCGATGTTCCCAGATATCTGGGCGGGATCCAGGATTGGATGGCGAAACGCGGGTTTAGGCTTACGACGGAGGAGCCGGTCGACACCAAAGCTAGGGTGGAGTTCTGCTAGTGCCGCTACGTAGGCACTGTGCCCC